CACCCATTTGCTGCATGTCCTATAAGGTATGTTCATAATGCCTATTTCCCTTACTTTAGTGTCAGCCTTAGCAAAAAACTTGGCAACAAAAGCAATCATCATAAAGACAAAGAAGCAAGTCAATGGAACGATACTTCTCGGTGCTTTCCTAGCAGACTTGAAATCTTTCTCTGTCAGTTTCTCTCTTTGTGTGTAGACAGTTTTGTCTGTAAGAATTCTCTCATGAATTTCCTCATCTGACTTAGTCCTTCCAGTGACCACTCCATTCTTGAAATCTGATAGAGTTTTCACACCATTTGCATATGCTACCCCTGATTGATTGGTGAAGCAAGTCTTGGAAATTTCTAACCCTGTTCTCTTAGAGACAAAATTCCTTTTAACCTTCTTCACTGGCTGAATATAGTCGTCACTGGTCCTTATTGAAGATCTATTGTTCATAACTTCTCCCACTGTGTTTCTTTCCATGCTCCTAGTCACTGTTGTGCTAGCATTAATGTCTTCCACCGTAGTATCCAGTGTCATTCTGTGCTCATTATTTTTGAAAACGTTTACCAGGCCACCTAAAACAACAGCATGATAATTTGGAAAAAAGTGAACACCAAAGTCAGCATTTAAACAACTGTCTCTAAAGTGCGTCAGATACTGTTCCTTTGTCTCAAAATAAGGCATTTTTTGGAATGAAGAATCATTCATGTGAACTTTGTTCGCTATGAATTTCCTCCTAGTCTTTATTTGCTTCATGAAAATAGCTGCTTCATTCTGCACGTCATTTCCAGTATCTTTCACAAACCCATATCCGTAGTAGAAACTATTGAAAAGCCACATATCTGTTGGAACAGGAGAAGTGCTTATAGGTGTTGCTATGTTCCAAAATGTCTTCTTGACGCCTTTTTCTGTTCCCTCGTCCCTGATAACGGCTCGTGCCTTCCCCAAAGCAGATGTCAACTTGCTGATTGACTTCAGAGCTTGTAGACCAAATGACATTTTCCACAGCCTGTAAAAGAATATTAATTCTGAAAAATGTTTTGGTTGGTAAGTCTTTAACTTCTTGAAGATTTCCTTGCAGCCATTCGAGAGACCTGTTGCATTTGTAAAGACATTCCTTGACTTCAGAGAGTTAGAGGTAAAAACTGGATTGTTCACACAACTGATGAGATAAGGGACAACGTAGTTTTCTAGATACTCCTCTTCTCCCTTTACTGCTCTTGCTGCAATCCTTTCTTCAAAGATCTTGGTTTGCAAAGACATAGTTTTCTGGACAGCTTGGACATCCCAATCTCTATCTGAACTAGAATTGTTGAACCAACAAGTCATAGACTCGTAGTGCTTAGTAATGAACCAACCTGTTTTGTCCACCTCTTTCAAGTCTCCCATTATGCAGCAAGTTGTATCCTGCTCAAGACTTGTGTGATTGAAAAGAACTACAGCTAGTGTTTCCCCTATAGACTTGACTGTCATAACCCTCTCGTTCCTGACATGTCTAGCTGCTTTTGTGAGATTCATAGTTTTCTTGCTCAAACCATCTATGATTGCCTCTGCTACCATCTGTCTGACAGAAGAGTGCCTTGCAGGGAAGTTTTTGTTCACACAATCGTTTGTTAGTCTCAACCCCTTCTGCACAACTTTGTCGAGCTCTCCATCTACACCTGTGTCGTCTATTAGTTTTGTGACAAATCTTGCTTGTTCAGTGTCAAAATTATGCTCAGAAAAGTTGTCCCTTATGGTTTCAAGAGTTTTTTCAGTTTCAATCATAGTCATAGGCCTCTTCCTATTCCTCACGAATCTGAATCTTTTTATCTCGTCTTCTAGAGCAGTTCCTTTCAAGGTGCCATAGCAGAAATTTGGAAAACTAGTAGCTGAGTGCCTCATTATGAACTGTGTCTCAGACTTGTCCAGATCATTCTTCATCCTCTGCATCGTCACTTCTCCAACCAGGTGCCTGTCCACAACTTCTATGTCTCTAGTTTCCAACTCAAAAGCTGTGGGATGTTCCTCTGTGTCAGTGCATTTGCTCAAAACCCATAACAGGTATGGAACTCTCTTTCTTCTCTTCACGAGCTCATTAACAATAGTTAAGCATCTAGAAGGCATAGTACCTGTTAGAGGCTCTGTCAATTGTGCTATGTCAGGTGTGAAGCAACTGGGCTTTGTCTCTGTTTTCTCCAGAAATTCTAAATAGCCAGTGTCATACATGTCTTTTTTTGACTCTGTTGATTTTGCATGCTCATCCTTCAACTTTGTACAAGACTTTGCTGTTTGTACATTGTTTTTTGAAAGCATAAGTGCAATTTCGTCCTCCCTTCCCTTCAGCCCAGCACTTGAGAACTTTGCAATTAGGTTTGGGTCAACAGGAGACTTAGACATCTTGCCGCAATACTGGTCAAACATAGCATTCTTTTCTCTGAGGGTTATTTCCTGTACCACTTGTTGGAGCCTATGTGCATTCCTTGCTTTGTCTGTCAAAAACTTGACATTCAGATTCTTGAACATACATTTCTCCAAATCGCCTCGAATCACTCTGTGTTTTTCCAAGTAACTGTGCCTTTCTAGCTTTGAAACTTTATGTGTAACTTGCGGCTTGCAGGACGAAGACACATCTTGACCTGTCAAATACCTCCTTCCAGTCAATTTTCCTCCTAGGTACACATCAATCCCACAAAGCTTCCACACTTCCTCCTTCCCGTGGAATTCTCTCTCTGAGACAATCAAGTCTATGTCGTCTACAATCCTATGCCCCTTTGAGTTAACTCCTTCAACTATATGAACTCTATGGTCAGGTGACTTACAAGCAGCCAAAGCAAGTGCTATAAGCGCCAGAAAATGCTCTTGATCTTTGAAGCT